TCTCATTTCATCAGCATTTGGATCACTTGCCTTATGTTCTTCTTTAGTATATTTGTCTTTATTATCCAAATTCCAATATTTCATTTCATAAGCATTTGGATCAGTTGCCTTATGCTCTGCTTTAGTCATAGTTTTTAGTGATTAGGGTTTATAATTCCTCGTCATATATTTCGGCGACATCTTCTCTGGTTACACTATCGTTATCGTGTTGATTGCGATATTTATCGTCGCAATATTCACCGTTATATCCTTCACCTGTAGCCATAAATCCATCTATCCACGCTTCTCGTTTCATCTCCTTCTCACGTTGGAGGATAAATTTCGCCAACACCTGTCTTTTTGATAGATAAAGACCTGAAACTACGTCGTTTAGTATTTCTTCTAATGTCTTTTGTTTGTTAGTCATAGTATTATTTCTTATTCTTTTTTTCATAAAACTTTCTCAAATTCGTTCCCATTTATATATTAATCATTGTTTTTTTTAGATTTATTAAATTATTTGTTTTCCTTAATTATTTGTTATCATTAATCTCTTTTTCTGTATATTTATCCTCATTGTTATTATTCCACCATCTCATTCCATAAGCACTTGGTTTACCTGCTGTATGTTCTTCTTTAGTATATTTGTCTTCATTATACAAATTCCAATATTTCATTTCATAAGCATTTGGTTTACCTGCCTTATGCTCTGCTTTAGTATATTTGTCTTTATTGTGATAATTCCAACTTCTCATTTCATCAGCACTTGGCTTACCTGTCTTATGTTCTTCTTTAGTATATTTGTCTTCATTATCTTTATTCCAACTTCTCATTTCATCAGCATTTGGATCACTTGCCTTATGTTCTTCTTTAGTCATAGTTTTATTGATTAAGGTTTTTAAAATATTACAAGTCATACAATCTTCGTGCCACACTGCGCTCTCCTTGTAATCACGGTTGTGTCCCGTTACTCGGTTTATTTTTTCTTCTATCTGATTTATTAATTCTTTCTCATGTTGAGAGGAGGCTTCTTGAAAAGTTTTCTCTCCGTCAATAAAATTACATTTACTACATCGGTAATAAAAATATCCTTCCTGTGTATTCCATACCATAAAGTGATTACATTTTGTTTCACTATTTTCTTTCTCTTCTATTTTTTGTTCGTTAGTCATAGTATTGTTTGTTAATTGCTTTTGAATTCGCCTTTCTTTATGATAAAATGTTTGCCATTCCACTCAAATCCGAGCTCATCATTTTGTTTCAATTTCCCAATAGTACGTTTAATCACTGGAAATAAATCAGATTTTTTCTCAACCACCACCTCTATCACTTTACCCTCTGGTTCTTTATTGGGGATGTCGTGGACTTCACAACCTGCCTCTGGCACAAATCCATAGGATTTTTGAAAATGACATTCATTATCGCAAGGTTGATGACATATACAACTACGATTATTACAGGCGTCTAAAGCTTCGTGGGCTGGATAATCATCAGTTGTATAGAAGGTATGACATTTATTACAACATTTCATTGTATTTTCTTGTTCTTCTTTGGTCATAGTTTTTTTGGTTAGGTTTATTAATTTATTAAATTCTAAATATTATTTATTAGTTATATTTCATCATCTGGCAAGTATTCTATTTCTTCCTTGTGATAAACTGGATCAGTATCTTTACTTCCTACAATTACGACTCCATATAGATGTTTGCCAAAATAATCTTTAATAAAATTTGCTTTTACTCTTTTACCAGTTACTGGGTGTCTTATATTAACAGTTGAATAAATCATAATTTTTATATTTAATTAGCGTTTTTAATCTCTTCTTCTGTATATTTGTCTTTATTGTCCCAATTCCAACTTCTCATTTCATAAGTACTTGGTTTACTCGCTTTATGTTCTTCTTTAGTCATAGTTTTATTGATTAAGGTTTTTAAAATATTAAATTCTAAATATTTTTTTATTCCCCTTATTTAATAATATATCTCACATTTAACAACATAATTTGTAGGGTCTTTTACATTTGTTGGAGCGGGCAATCTATTTAGAGCATCAGCTTCCCCTTTGGCTTCCTTATAGGTATCAAAAATTGATACGCTTGGATGTTTTATTCTTCCACTAACATCTAATACCGCCCAAGCTTTGACCATTTTCAAGGCGTGACATTTTGTCACGGTTTCATTACCGATATTTAATTTCCTATTATAAGATTTATTGGTTAATTGATCAGTGTGGGCTTTTAATACTTCTTTGATTGTAGATTTACACCACTTCTTACCATCTATTTCTATTAGTTCTTCATTATTGGTTTTTTTCCCCTTCATATTATTTATTGATTAGTTGATTAGTTTTTACCCTATTTTACATATTTTTATTAGCGTTCTCAATCTCTTCTTTAGTGTATTTGTCTTTATTATCCCAATTCCAATACCTCATTTCATCAGCATTTGGATCACTTGCCTTATGTTCTTCTTTAGTATATTTGTCTTCATTATCTTTATTCCAACTTCTCATTTCATCAGCATTTGGCTTACTTGCCTTATATTCTTCTTTAGTGTATTTATCTTTATTATCCCAATTCCAACTTCTCATTTCATCAGCATTTGGATTACCTGCCTTATATTCTTCTTTAGTATATTTGTCTTCATTATACAAATTCCAATATTTCATTTCATCAGCACTTGGCTTACTTGCCTTATATTCTTCTTTAGTGTATTTATCTTTATTATCCCAATTCCAATACCTCATTTCATAAGCACTTGGTTTACCTGCTTTATGTTCTTCTTTAGTGTATTTGTCTTCATTATACAAATTCCAACTTCTCATTTCATAAGCATTTGGCTTACCTGCCTTATGTTCTGCTTTAGTCATAGTTTTATTGGTTAGGTTTATTAATTTGTTATAAGTTTATTTTATCAGCGCAAGTCCAAGCGTTCCACGAACCATCGTTTAATCTTTTATTAATAGCCCAGTTAGTAGCTTTTACATAATTCATTTTATCAGTATTATTTATATCTTTATGAACGGAATTGATTTGCCATAATCCGACATCATAAGTTCCGTTAGTATTTATACTAATAGCGTCAGCTTGCCAATGGCTTTCGCAATTAATAATTGACCAAACCTCATATTTATTAAGTTTAGCGTCTTCTACCATATTTAAGACAATATCTTCAATTTCTGGCGTTCTTTGGCTTAAAATTTGCTCCGTAGCGACGTTTTCTGCTTGAATATGAGTAATCATACCAAATTGCTCATAAACATTGAAATAAGCGTAAATTGCAATATTCCAAATAGTCAAATTTATGACTAAGAGTAACCAGATTGTAACTCCATTTTTTTTCCAGTAAGAGATAAATTGATTAAATTTTGTTTTGATTTTTTGCATAGATTTTTAATTAGTTTTTTATTTTTATTATTATTTAAACATTTTGATCAAATCCACATCAATATTATTTTTTTGACATAAATCATATAAATCTCTTAAATTACCAATATTTGGTGTTCTTCTGCCATTTAACCAAGTTATTATAGCTTGTTCTGTTAAACCAAGTTCAACGGCTAATTCGGTTTTATTAAGATTTAATTTTTTCATTAATTCTTTTAATGTCATATTTTTTTTCATTATAGTTTTTAATTATTAGTGAATATCTTTGTAAAAATTTTGTTACTTTTGATTTTTCTGTTTTAAGCATATAGTTTAATTTAATTTATTTTTAATTGTTTCAATTATTTTTTCAATTTGAGATTTATAATAAATATCAAATTCTCCTTTTTTACCATTTTGTTCCCACAATATCCATAATACATTTCTAAGTCTTTGACTTGGTGATTTATCATTTTTGAATTCTGGTTTAATATCAGGAATTTCTATTTCTTTCGGCTCAATTCTTTTTTCTATTAAGAAACAGAAGTAACCAAATTTATCAAAGTTATCTATTATCTTGACCATTTGTTCTGAAGTTAAATTTTCTTGTGTATCAATTTGAAGTCTTAAGACTTTATTAGCCATTGATTGAATTTTGGATATTACAGCTGGAATTTGTAATAGTTGGTTTTTCATGATTTTTATCTTTATTTAAAATTCAATATCTTCAACATTAAATTCTTCTGTAGATTCTTCTAATGATTTTGATTTATCAAATGGATCAGAATTATCAAATAAATTATCTAAGTTAATATTAACTTTGTTATAGGCTTCTGTTATTTCAGTAGTTGGTTCAGCTATAGGCGGTTCAGCTTGTATTGTATAAATGGTTTCTAGTTTCTCACCTTCTTTAATAATAGCAATATCATATTTTTTAGGATCACCCCATTTTGGATTACTTATTAATGCTTTCATAGCTTTCATTATTGTAATTTGAGTTATTTCTAAAATTTGTACTTTTTTAGCATTATAGTTCCATACTGGAAAAGCCCAAAAATGTTTACAAGTAAATGAATTATCTTTATTAAGTCTTGCGTTTTTAGGTGGTACTTGCCAATTTATTTTAGATCTAATTGGTTTATTGTCTTTATTCCAATATTCATATCCAGTGATAGCTGAGTCTAAGACACGAATTTGGTTTAGTCCATCAGCGAACTTCATATAATTTGAAGCTGTTTTAGGAATTTCATATTCCTTTGGTAAAAATGTCATAAGTTTATTGTTAATTATTATATCCTAATGATTTAAGATAAAACATTATTTCTTCTTTAGTAGAGTTTTCTATTATTTCTATTAAATCAGAAAATGTTTTTTTACTATCGTCTTGTTGACTAAGTTTCCAAAGCCAAGAATTTAAGTTGTGATCATAGATCCCTTTTTCTTTAAGATCTAATGTTGTTTTCCATTGTTGTTTTGATGTTGCTTTCATATTATTTATGCTCTTCATAATATTCATTAAATTCATCAACAAATGTTTTTAATTCTTCACCTGCTTCTACTAAGTTTTTGGAATTTTCTATAGTAACGCTTAATACCTTATCTAATGAATTTGTTAATTGTTCTAACATAAGATTATATTCTTCCATTGATTCTCTCATGTTTTCTAAATAATTATCATTTCCTAAATGTGACATAGTTTTATTGGTTAGGTTTATTAATTTATTTGTTATCATTAATTATTTTAATTAGCGTTTTCAATCTCTTTTTCTGTGTATTTATTTTTGTTATTCAAATTCCACCACCTCATTCCATAAGCATTTGGATTACCTGCTTTATGTTCCTCTTTAGTCATAGTTTTTTTGGTTAGGTTTATTAAATTATTTATAATACTTTTTTAATACTTATTAACAACTTGACCTTACATCATTTATTATACGTCATATAGTAAATTTTGTATATAGCGTAACTGTGGATAACTTTTTATGATCAAAATAATGTATTATTTATCTTTTTTAATTAGGTTTATTAATTAATTGAATAGTTACAGTATTTACATTTTTGTTTACCTGTTTCAAAAGAATTTTCTTTATCATCTATTATAATTTCAGTTTCTAACCCAACTTCATTACATTCCGGACAAATATTTATTTTAATTATTGTTTTCTCTTTCATATATTTAATTTTAAATTGTTTAGTTTACATTTATCATCTTTTGATAAACGTTTTTCCCATAAACCATTATCTTTTATTTCCCGTACTATTTTTAAAACATCTTTTTCTATTGCTTTAATGTCAGTTATGCTTCTTACTGTCTTATAAGTTTTGATTGTTCCCTTTTTGGTATTTAGAAAATGTAATCGTATTTCTGTAAAAAACTGGTGATAAGTTAGATAATATACCCAGGCATAGAAAGAAAGTTGAAGATGAATATCTACTTGTTTTTGAGACCATTTTTCATTGTCTGATGTTTTCCATTCATTTAAAATTCTTTCTTTCTTATCAAATCCATCAAAAATAGAAAATATTTTTAAATCATCTTTTTTAGCTATTAATGTAAATTCTGGTTTTCCTACTTTTTTACTTTCTGCTTTATCTAACAGTTTTCTTACTATTTTTATTTTATTACCTAAATTATTTTTTTTTAATTCCCTTATCCATTCATATTTAGGTTCTTCTAGGGCTTTGTGTATTACAGAGCCAAGTATCATTGCTTCATTTGGTTCATTTTTTATTCCCTTGATATAAGTATCATAATATCTTTCTCGGTAATTTTTCCAAGTTAGATATTCTGAATATGAAATAAATTTTTTCATTTTATTAAATTTAATTCAGTTTTGTATGGTTGAATTATATAATCATTTATATAATCAGAACTCCATTTTTTCCAATTTTCTTCTACTTCCCATATCCACTTATAAGTATCATCGTATAATATAGGTTTATCAGCGAATACCCAGACTTTACGAGGAAGTTTAATTTTACCTTCTAAGAATTGTTTTCCAATTTTAGTTAATTTCCACATACTTGTTTTTTTATCTTTAGCAATAATATTATGACATTTTAATTTTGGAAAAGAAGTAATAGATTTTAATTCTTCTAAGAATATGTTTTTAGGTTTAAAGTAATTACTATTATGCTTTTTACAATGATCATAAATCATTTCTGCAAGTTTAATTAAATCTTTATTAAGAATATAACCATAAGCAGCAAGTTTTCTATTACAACAAGGACATTTTAATTTACCCTTTTTTAATTCAATCGGATCTAAATATTGATTGAATAATATTTGTTGCATATTTTTATTTTTTAGATGAATTCTTAAAGGACACTAATTTAATAATTTATGATTCATTTTTTTCTTTTTCTTCTTTTATGTATTTTCTAATTGCTTTTCTAGCTATCTGAGATGCTGAACTATATTCTCTTCCAGCTACTTCAAATAGTTGATCTTTTAATTTTTCATCCATGTTTAATAAAAGTGGATGGTCATTTTTATAATTTTCTTTCATATATTTTGCTTTATTTAATTAATACTTATTTTTATCTATATATAATATATATTACTTTAATATAAATGTCAACTATACAACCTGTGTATAACTTATTTATAAACAACCACATCTTTACTTCCATTCCACTCCCTATGTACACCATCAAAACATATAACAAACCATTTATTATTTTTTTGATACGCACGATCACCTTCAATATATGCTTTTTGCTTTATTTCTTCTAGTTTAGTGAGATCTTCATTGATATATTTAAACACTGTTTCAAGAGTCCATTTATACTTTGCTTTATCTTTTAACCATAACATTACTTTCTTTATATGGATTAAATCGTAGCCTTTTAAACTAGAAGATGCTTTAAGTTCTCGTTTTATTGCTGATTCATATTGATATTTATTTGTAAATTTAAAATCTTTAATAATCCAATAGGTTGCTATAATTGACATTCTTTTATCTTTACTTGAAAACATTTGAATTATTTTCTGATTAAGGGAAAAAAATTTACTATCAATATCAGCGTTAGCTGATAATAGTTTCTTTCTTTTCTTTTCCTTTCTTTTGTATGTATCGTTTTGTGTACTAGATCTAGTATCGTTTTGTGTACTAGATCTAGTATCGTTTTGTGTACTAGATCTAGTATCGTTTTGTGTACTAGATAACCATTTATCATGATTTTTATTAAAAGACCATAAATTGCTATTATTTAATGAATTACCTTTTTTTATTAATATTATTATATTTATTAATTGTAAATTTTTAAGAGCTTTAATTATTGCTGATTTTGAATGTTTTATTGATTTTTCAAATTGAGATATGCTAATTTCATCTTCTTTTTTGTGATAACCATAAGTTTTTCTGAATATATAAAGAATTATAGCTATTTCAGTACCGTTCAAACCACTACTAATAATCTTTTCTAATATTTCATTAGCTATTTGAGTGTATCCATTTTCTTTTTGAGGATTTGCCATATTTAATTAAAAAACGCTGGCTTCATATTGTGGCTTAAGGAGAATAAAATAAACTCCACACAACATAAAACCAGCGTTTTGTAGTTAAAGCTGGTATATTTTTTTATTTTTAATTTAAGCATGTATATATGTTTTATTGATCAAATATATTATAAACTATAAATAATTTTTTGTACATAATGTAATTGTTGATAACTTGTTAATAAAAAAATTGTACATTTTTATTTATATGTTTTATAATATAATAAAGTATGATTAAAGAAATAAAATTTCCCCAGGTTTTATATAAATAGGTAATTTTTTTATTACCTTTTTTGTTTTTATTATTTAAGAGCTAGAATGGTTCATTAATTAGTTAAGTTCTCGTACATTTAAACGTGGAAAAGAATAACTCTATAAACTTTACTCATAATAAATTCATAAGAAAAAAGATCGCCATTCTAGCTCTTAAATAATCATCTTAGGTCTCTTTCTGAATATTTAGGAAGTATCATAAGCGGAAAACTATCTTAGGAACAGTTTTCATAGGTCTCTTTTCAAGAGGAGACCCAAGAATGAATATAAATGAATACAATAGAAGCAAAAAACTATAAATCACGAAATGATCTAGAAAATTACATCAAGAATACAACGGGCAATACTCCTGACATAAAAGTAGATGTGATCATAGAAGGAACAAAAGAAGAATTGGCTAAATTACAATTGTCAGAAAATTCTTTAATTTGGGGTATTAGAATAGGTTATGTAGATAATAAAGGTAAAAAATTAGATAAAGTTAAAAAAATTAATTATAAAACAAGTAGACAATTATGAGTAAACCAACAATTACCCTTACGGGGAGAAAGGCGTTAGAGGTAATTTATAAAGGTGTAAATTCAGTTTATGAAGTAGTAAAAAAAACATTCGGGCCTGCTGGTTCTAATGTCTTACTTTTTAGAGCCTGGAATAGAGGTTCAAGAATAACTAATGATGGTGTAACGGTATCGCAATGTATTAATCCGAAAGATATACATGTAAGACTCGCTGCTGAAACCTTTAAAGAGGCAAGTAAAAAAACAAATGAAAAAGTAGGTGATGGTACGACTTTAACAACAATACTTGGAGGACATTTATTTAATCAAGTTTATGCTAATATTAGCGAAAAACAGAATGAATTAACTGGCAATAAAACGTCAGTGGTAGATATTAAAAAAGAAATTTTAAAGGCAACAGAATTAGTTAAATTAGCAATTTTAGATAAAGCAAAAAAGATTGAGACCTTAGAAGATTTAGAACATATTGCTATGATTTCAGTAGAAGATGCTGAGCTTGGTAAAATAATTGCTAAGATGGCTTGGGATGTTGGTGTTGATGGTTTTATAGATGTAGTTGAAGGATATAAAGGAAATATTGAAACTGAAGTTATTAAAGGAATGAGATTTCCGGCTAAAGTAGCAGCTAAAACATTTGTTAATAATCCAAATAAATACGAAATGGTAGTAAAGGATGCTAATGTTTTAATTACAAACTACAGCCTAGATAATGTAATGGATTTTGCTAAAGGATTTCAAGAAATAGGGAAAATAACTACTAAACTTATAGTAATAGCGCCTAGTTTTAGTGAAAATGTTTTAGTGAATTTTGTTCAAGCAAGCAAGCAAGGTTATTTTATATATCCGGTTAAAGCACCAAGCTTAAGAACAGAACAATTTGAAGATTTAGCAGTTTATTGTGGAGCAAATTTTATTAATAAAGCAATTGGTAAAAAGCTTAGAAATATTGGACAACAAGATGTAGGATTTTTAGAGAAATTAGTAGTTAAAGATACTGAAGCTAAAGAAGATGCCATGGCCATTGGTGGTGGTGGTACACAAGAGAAATCAGATCTTAAGATTCCTATTAAAGAAAGAATTGAAACTTTAAAAGGACAATTAGCCGAAACAAAGCAAGAGACATTTAAGAAATTATTGGAAAGAAGGATCGCTAGTATGGCTAGTGCTATTGGGGTAATTAGAGTTGGCGGAGCTACTGATGCTGAAAATTTATATAAAAAACTTAAGATTGAAGACGCAGTATATGCTTGTAAAGCAGCGCTCAGGAAAGGCTATGTTAAAGGCGGAGGACTTTGTTTGAAAGAAATAGCAGAGAAACTACCAAAGAATATTTTAACAGAAACTTTAAAAGTACCTCATTATCAAATAATACAATCAGGTATTAAAACTATAGGTAAAGATGTTATAGATCCAGCTGAGGTCATATATTACGCCATAGAACATTCTTCACAAGTAGTAGCAAATCTTATAACAGTAGAAAGCATTATTCAAGAACAAGAAGATTTAAATGAATGGGAAGGTCAAATGGAAATAGCTAAATGGTTAAGAGAAATGGTAATTACTCAAAAGATAAAAGAAGGTCAATTAAAAGAAAATGAGACAGAAGCTTGGAGAGATTCTATGGGAGGTTTAACAACTGATGAATTTGTGTCATTAAATGAAGATTAATATGCCATGGGGGCAAATTTAGCCTCAGTAGTCCAATTAAAAAGGGTAAGTTCTTTTAAAATAATATTGAGGAGTAAGAAATGAAAACAACAACATTTAATTACAAGTGTAACGAATGTAATGCTATTATTTGGTTCTCTCAGTTGACAATTACTAAAAACCTAGAAATAGGTTCAGAGAGTACTTGTCTCTTTTGTGGGAGTAAGGTAGATTGCTACATTGACTTGAAAGATATTATTGATAAATCTAAAAAGTCAACTCAACAAATGGGTTTCAAATTAAAAAGGAGTAAGAAATGGAAAAAAAAGACAAGATGATGGTTTGCCTTGAATGTGGTTGGATAAAAGACTTTGAAGGCTGGTGGAGAAATCCCGACGACAAAGTTTCTGTTATCATTAAAGACAGAAAACTCAAAGAGATAAAAGTTGTATGCCCAGATTGCCAAATATCTAGGAAAAGAACCAACTTTTTTAGGGGGCAATAATAACGTTCCATCTAAATAATGGATACTTACATAGGGGAGGGAGCAATATTTTTCCTCTCCTACTTTTACTTTAAAAAATATAGAATAACTAATAATAATTATAAGAAAAAATAATAATATGGCTACTGAACGACAAAAAATAGCTGTTAAAGAACTCATGGAAAACCGTGGAAATGTATATCAAGCAATGATTAAGGCAAAATATAAAAAAAAGACCGCAAAAAATCCTAAAAATTTAACCGACAGTAAAGGGTTTCAAGAGTTAATGGAACAAGCAGGTCTTACTGATAATTTTTTAAATAATGCTTTGTATTCCGATATTAAAAATAAACCTAAAAATAGAAAACCAGAATTGGAATTGGCTTATAAATTAAAAAATAGATTAACTGATAAAGTAGATATTCAAAGCGGAGGCAAAGTAATACGGGCATTTAATTTTATAATACCAAATGGAACAAAAAATAATAACTCCAACAATAAAGCCGCTTCCTAAACAATATTTAGCTTGGCAAAAGTTATGGGATATAATAACAAAATATATATTATTCGGTGGAGGAGCTGGTGGAGGTAAAACTTGGTTGGGTTGTGAATGGTTATTGACAATGTGCTATCAATATCCTGGAACTAAATGGTTTATCGGTAGAAAAGAATTAAAAAGATTAATGGCTTCAAGTTATGAAACTTGGAAGAAAGTATGTAAATTTCACAATATTCCAAGAGATGATTGGAAATTGAATGGACAATATAATTATATTGAATTTAAAAATGGAAGCAGGATTGATTTATTAGATGTTGATTATCAACCCAGCGACCCGCTTTTTGAAAGATTTGGTTCAACTGAATATACTGGCGGTTGGTTGGAAGAATCCGGTGAGATTATGTTTAAGGCGTTTGATGTTCTTAAAACTCGTATCGGCAGACATTTGAATAAAGAATATAATCTTCATCCTAAATTGCTTTTAACTTGTAATCCTAAAAAGAATTGGCTTAAAAGAGTAATTTGGAAACCATTTATAAAAGGAACACTTGATAATACTTACGCTTATATCCAATCATTGTATTCAGATAATTATTATACGGCTGATACTTACGGGGAAAGCTTAGATGAAATTACCGATAAAGCTACTAAACAAAGATTAAAAGGTGGCAATTGGAATTATGATGATGAAGAAGATGGATTAATTAACACTAATGCTATTGAGGATATTTGGACTAATACAATAGATGAAAGTGAAGATAGATACGCCATAATGGATATAGCAAGATTTGGAAAAAATAAAACTAAATTGTATCTTTGGAAAGGTTTTAAATGCTATAAGATTTTTACTTGGGAAAATCAGGATACTAATATTACGGCAATTAAAGCCAAAGAAATATTGGCTGAAGAGAAAATACCTTACAGCCATACAATCGGCGATGAAGTGGGAGTTGGTGGAGGAGTTATAGACCAAATGAGAGGTATTAATGGTTTTATAGCCAATTCAAGTCCTTTAGAACGAAAAAATGCTGATAAGAAACCTGTTTTAAAAAATGGGGAATTGAAATTTATAACAGAGAAAGAGAATTTTGCTACTTTAAAAGATCAGTGTGGTTGGCTACTTGTTGATAAAGTGAATAATCACGAAATAAGCATAATAACTGAAGATGAGGGCCTAAAAGAACAAATTGAAGAAGAATTATCTGAATTAAGAGATGCTTCGCCTGATGAAGATAGGAAAAAACGTTTAATCCCTAAAAATGAAATTAAAGAGAATATAGGCAGAAGTCCTGATGACTTAGATTGCCTTATTATGAGAATGTGGTTTGAACTTTCACCTATTGATGAAAGAAAAAAATCAGGCACGCATATTTACCGGCCAGCCAATTCCGGTTTTCAAATAAGAAATAATTTAAATAAAACACATATATTTAGACCACAATGATAGGAAATATTGATAAAAAAACACCAGTATCAAGTTATCAGCCTTCACAAGAGGTTGCTGATTTAACTAAAGTGGTTAAGAAAGCTTATACTGAGGGTATAAGAATCTTAAATAAAAGCTGGGTAGAACTTAATGATAGAAGCATAGAAAATGATCAAAATAGAGGACAGATGATGTTTAATTCTTATGTTAATGACAGCACTGATGATCCTGCTGAAGAATGGAAATGGAGAGGAACTAGATCAGTAGCTAGGAATAAAGGCGTAGCAACGCATGCTCAACTTACTGCTAATTTCTTAATTCCTTTATTTATAGCACAAAATGATAGTCAAGAAGTAGATAAAGATATGAGTGAAATTATGAATGATATAATTGAATGGTTAATTCAACCTATTAATTCTGATTATCAATCAAGTTTTATACAAATAGTATTTTCAATGCTTACAAATCCAGTTACTTATTTAGGTGCTGAGTATTGTGAGGTTATGCAGAACATTAAGAACAAGGATAAAGATAGTAAATATACTACTAAAGAGATAGTAGATGAAGTATTGTCAGGATTTAAAACTCCTATTTATTCAGCTTCTCAAATTTTAATTACCAATGCTTATATAAGAAATATCCAGAAACAAAAATGTATTATTGAAAGACGATGGGTAGAATATCAAGAAATGGAAGCAAAATATGGTGATCATCCTAACTGGATATTTGTTCAAACGGGTATAAAAACAGTTTATAATGATGATAATGGATTATTTTATGATATTAGAGATGATGAACACGAAGATTTAATAGCAGAAGAGATTTATAAGAATAGAAGAGAAGATATAGAAGTACCATTTATCAATGGTATTTATATGGGAGATAGCGATGTTGATAATAACCCTATAAAACACAGAGATAATAGAAATGCTCCAAAGTATAATAAAGTACCATTTGGTTACTGTCGTATTGGTGAGCATTTTTTCTATTACAAGTCAATGATGAATGTACTTAGTTGGGATAATATGCTTTATGATGCTATGCAAGAAGCTGTAATGAATAGAGTTTTACTTGAAATTGATATGCCTATTGCTATATCGGGTTCTGATGCCATTAATAGTGAAATAGTATTTCCTAAAGCAGTTATTACCTTTGAAGATGCTAATGCTAAGGTTAGTCCTTTATTACCGCCTTCAAATATGGCAACTGGGTTTAATGCTTTAAGAGAAACAGAAAAATCAATGAATAATGAATCAATTAGTGAGACAATGTCAGGACAATTACCCCAAGCTTCACAAAAAGCTTATAGCGTAGCACAAGCTAGAGCTGATGCTAAAAAGATACTTGGTGGTGTTGGTAAGTCATTATCCGAATCAATGATTAGATACGGTGATTTAATGAAGGATATAATTATTAATAACATAACAGTTCCTCAAGTAGAAAAATTAGTAAATGGTCGATTAAGCTTAAAATATCCTAGTTTCTTTTTAGAGAATAAAGCTAGTGCTGGTACTATGTCAAATAAAGTTATAAAGTTTGATACTTCTCTATTAGGAGTTAAGTTTACTAAAGAAGAAAAGATAAAGCGTGAGATGAGGTTACTTGAAGAGATTGATTATCCAAAAAATAAAAAATCTATAACTCTAGTTAATCCTGAGCTTTTTGCTAATTTTAAATACTTATGCAAGATTGATTTAGCTGAAATGTTTAATAAAACAAATGAATTCAGAGAAACTATTCTTATGGCTTTAAGACAGCAATTTGCTAATGATCCTTATATTAATATGTTAGAACTTGATAAGAAGTTAGTATATGCTGTTATGCAATCAGACGGTGATGATTTAATTAAGGAAGAACCTCAACAACCTCAACTTCCTACTGGTGCAGATAAAGTTCCGGATATATCTAATCAACTAATTAATCAAACACAACAACCACAAATTCAAGGTAATGTTGTGCAATAAAAAAATATATGAAGATAAAATGTTACAATTTAAAAAACGCAGAAAAGATAAACCGTGCCATTTTTGGTTCTATGGGACACGGTGGTAAGTTATATGGTGGAGTTGGTGAAAGCTATACAGAAGAACAATTACTTGCTGCTTATGATCGTTTAGGCGGTTTAATTACCAAAAATGGTCGTAAAGTTAAAAATGGTTGCTTCTATGATGTAAATGCTAGTAAGAAAGGCAATATAGTTCCTATTGAAAAGCCAAAAATTATTTTAGTCTTAAGTGATTTAGAGGGTAATTTAATTGAAGTTTCAGATGGTAAAGAATTAACTCCTGAACTTAAAGCAGCTGAGAATAAAAAGAAAGCAGCTGAGAATAAAAAGAAAGCAGCTGAGAATAAAAATGAAGCAACTGAGAATAAAAATGAAGCAACTGAGAATAAAAATGAAGCAACTGAGAAAAATAAATGAAACAATGGTTAATTACAAAATTAGGCGGTTATAATAATTTAGAAGAGATTTTATCAAGTTTAGATAAAGAAGAAAAGCACTTGATATTAACAGAAAGCATTAAGAAGCTCTTTAATACTATATCGGCAGATGATATTCTAAAAGAAAAAAATGGTGTATGGAGATTTATGGATAGAGAATTATTACAAGCCGAAAAAGATTTACTTATAGCTGAAAGTCAGACTTTATTAACTTCTAAGTTATGGAAGATATTACAAGCTGACGTTAAATATCAAGCTAATAAACAAATGTTTATCCTTTCTCGCAATGATTTAGATCTTATTATGGGCAAATCTTGGACTTTCGTCTTTGATTGTATTAATACTAGACTTAAATCAATACAAAAGGGATTTGGAAAATATAATACAGGCTAGGCCTGATGCTCAAAGTTTATACTCCTAAACTTATCAAATGGGCTAATCTGGAGATGTCTATATGACTAAAAAAGAAGAAGGTTTGACTACTGAACCTGAAATAGTAGATGCCACGCCAGAGGCTGAAGGAGGTATTCCAACAGAAGAACTTCCAAAGGATTTGTCCACTGACAAAATAGATTATGAAGCTGAGCTTAAAATAGCTCAAGAAGCTCGCAGAAAAGCTGAAGAGGCTTTAGCCAAAAAACGCTTTAAAGTTAAACGTGAAGATTACGAAGAAGAGGAAAAAGAGGAAGAAGAGGAAGAAATTAAAAGTCTAAGCAAAGAAGAAGTAGCCTCTATGATTCAAGAAGAAAATCAAAAGATTGCTAAACTAATCTTAGAAAATCAAGCTAATTCATTAGCTGAACAATTTGCTTCTGAACCTGCCGAAAAAGAACTTATTATCGAGAAATGGAAAGGTAGAACATTTCCTCAAGGAATGTCTATAAATGAACAGATTGAAGAAATCTATGTAATCGTTAATAAAAAAAAGCTACTTTCTGAGCGAAATGAAGCTTTAAGAGCTTTAAGTGGTAAGGAAAGAGTTAATAGAGATTCTTCTGGGACTTATCAAGAAGAACCAAAAGGCAAAGAACCTCAATTAGCTCCTGATGTTAAATCCGTACTCTTATCCGGAGGATTTGTTTACAATTACAATACTAAAAGGCATGAAAAGAAATTGCCTAATGGTACTGTAATGTATAGAGATCCAGCTACCGGTAAAGTATTAGTAGAAGGCTTATCTCAAGCCAGATCATAATCAATAACAACGCTTTAAAAAAAAGCAAAGTCTTTAAATAGATTTAATCTTAATAAGGACGACGTTAATCAACAAAACCTAAAAGACTTAATGTCTTTTGGTATAACAAAAAATATATGGCACAAGGTGATTTACAAGTAAGAGGTCCACAGGTATCTTTACCAAGACGTGTTGCCGCTTCTGCTACAAGATTTGAAATTGGTGAACCATTGTACAGTGCAGCCACTCTAAGCAGTGGTGTTGCTTCAGCTAATACTTACGTACTTGCCGCTGCTGATTTTGTAACTAATGGTACTAATTATTTTGGTGGAATTGCGATTAAAAGATGTTTACCGCTAACTACTGGTACACTAATTGCTCAAACAGTAGTTACTACTAATCCAATTCCTTATGCTGGTAGGATTAGAGGTAAAGCTGAAACTTCAGGTAATGTTGATACAGATGCTGAGATTTTAGCACTTATTGGTGATGTAACCAGAATAGATTATGACGCAACTGGCGCAGCAGATGGTGGAGAACTTTATACCGTTAAAGATACTGCTGGACAAGACACTGACTTATTCCAAATTTTGGAAGGTGACGCTGCTGCTGGTACACTAGATTTATTGGTTGATCCATTAGCCTATCGTATTGATAACGATTATATTACTTAATAAACTAATTAAAAAAAATTATGCAAACTGGTGGTTTTACAGGTGCTCTTAGTAAAGATGCGGTTAAATAGTTTGAGCTGCACTCCATAGTAATATGGATGAACAAACTTTCTCTAATTAATGGCGAAAACCCAGAAGTGGACAACGCTCAACAAGCCGAAAGGCAGTTGCAGAGACTAAATGAGAAAGCTCCTTATAGAAGGATGAAGTAATAGTCCGACCTACCGCTATAACAAAATGAAACGGTAGAGATAGGCAGAAATGACCTATCCATAGCACTTTTTATAAGTACTAAGTAACAAAAAGTCAAACTGCTATTGACACTGTAATGTATGAAAGATATGAAAGAACAATGCAGCCTCAATATTTATCAGCAAGTGATCCAATGTTTTTCAAGCAAGGTAATACTGATACATTAGCTTTCATCTGGGATGAAGATTCTAATGTTGGTAGCTTTGATAAAACAGCAGAACAAGAAGAAATTCTTGCTTCTGATACTTGGATTGGCAATACAAAAACTAAAGCATCACAGAAATATACGAAATTAATTCCTATTTCTGATGAAGCATTTAGAGCTGATCAAGTCGGCAAAAGAGTTAAAATCGGTGAACAAGTTGGCGACAGAGCCAGACTTACACAAGACAAAGAGGCTATTTTAGAAACTTATGGTGATGCCTTCTCAGGTAGTATTAATACTACACCAGATGGCCAAGCATTAGCTTCTAATAGTCATACAACTTTAACAGGATATACAGTTGATAACCTAGAAACAGGTTCATTGACTCCCGATAATTTATGGACAGCTACAACTTCTTTAGCAAATCAAAAAGCTCAAGATGGTGAAGCAGGTTCATACGTTTATAGTGGAATATTAATCCCATTCCTACTTTATAAGACAGCTAAGGAAGTACAAGATTCAAGCTTAATAGCTGATAGTGCTGAAAATAATCTAAATATTTTTGAGACAGATTATGGTCAGGTACAAATTAGAGCTTCTATTTTCTTAGGCTCAACTTATAATACAGCTACAAACGCAAATACATCATTTCATTTAATATCTGATAGCCACATGATTACAAGAAAAGTATTCTATGGTTTAACAACTGATATGATTGAACCAAAATATTCAGATAATGATAGTTGGAACTTAAAAGCTAAATACAACGAAACAGTATTTCCTGGTTCTTGGACTGGTTATATAGGTTCTAATGGTACTACTTAATAAACTAATCAAATATACTTATGGATAAGTATGGAAAAATTATTGTATCGGTATTCGTGTTGTCTATGATAATGTTGGTTGGTTATATAGGTTACGCTTATTCAGGTAGTGCTAACACTGTATTTGAAGGTGCGGATACCGTGAATATCTATAATACAGATCCAAATACATTAGATACGGGGATGCTTGGTGCTTCTGGCACAAGGTTTCCTAATGGAATTAGTGTTGATTCTACATCACCATCAGCTGGTGAAGTCAGAGGTACAACCTTAACTATAACTGGAGCTGCGATAGTTGGTAATTTCACTCAAGGTGGTGGTATTACTTCTACAACTACCGGTGCTGCTGCTGTTCTTACAGCAGCTGAATTTGACACAGAAAATGTGATTTTAGTAGCTCCTACATTAGCTGCTACTACTGCTACAACATTAACATTCCCTGCTAGTTCAACTCTTAGTACTTTTGCTCCAACGGCTGGTGATGTAAAAGATGTAATGATTCAAAATTCTACAACTACTACTTATGCTTTAACTTTAGCACAAGGAGCTGGTATGAATTTTCAGAATGCATCTACTACATTAATAATTAATGAAGGAGCTGGTGCTATGCTTAGGTTTATAAGAACAGCTACTACTGATTTTCTAGTAAACATAATAACGTTTGGTCAATAGATATTCTTTATGACTCCTCACTTGTTGGGGGGTCAGAATAGATTATTTAATAATATAATAATAAAATTATGAAAAGATTAATCATTACATCATCAGTACTTTTAATAGTACTTATAATTTTGATAGTATTTTCAATGAGTAGAACCGATGACGCAGTTAATCAACTTGGTGGCGGTCAAGAATCTCGTTTTAATACTATTGACGACTTAACAAGTTTAGCCACTTCAACATCAGCTATCAATCCTGTTAAAGTCTTAACATTAGATGCTAACAGACGTTATGCATTATTTCAGAATAATACTGCCGTTGATATTTGGTTATATGCAACTACTACGGCACTTACATCATTACCTCTTGCTAATACTGATGGCATTTTACTTGAAGCTAAAAAAGCTGGTGCTCCTATTTCTACTTTTGAAATATCACCAAATAATATGATTTATGGTCATATTTATGCAAGTAGCACAGCCGCTGCTACAATAATTGTTAATTACAAATAAAATGAGTCTAACAATCATAGAAGTTAAGGATAACTTAATTGGGATGTTACACGGTAGAACTTTGAATAAGGTTCGTAATATTGAATATTTATTTGAACGAGTAGCTAATACAATGTTATCTAAATTAGATCCAGTAGATACTATTAGAACTAAAGGTTTAGATAGTACTATTTATGATGATATTTATACCTATTCTTTACCTTCTGATTATAAAAAAATTATAGATTTAATGCCTCAAGATGAAAGAGAAATAAGTGATTCGGCACAACGTATTGTAGCTAACTATTTTGATTTACAAAAATCTATAAGAGATAAAAAAGTATCTATTGAAGGAAGTGAAGGCAGTAAGATTATACGTATTAACTGGCGTAGTAGAGCTGGTAAAGTTTTGAGTACTTTAAATGATGTAGATGATAATGGTACTTGGTCAGCGGTTGGAACAGCATCAAATGTAGAGCAAGATACTATCATTTATCATTCTGGTGGTGGTTCAATTAAGGTTGATTTGGCAGCAAGTGGTGATGGAATACAAAATACTACCTTAACTGCTGTTGATATGACTAATGAAGATGAGAATGCTGATATATTTTTATGGTTTTATATCAAGGATACTATTGATCTTGCCAATATAAACTCAGCTTCTATTATATGGGGTAATGATTTAACTACTGCTTATTGGATAGGTGTAGCACAAACTACTCAAGCAGACGGCTCTACTTTTAAAGTAGGTTGGAATTTAATTAAGACACCTTGGTCAACAGCAACAGAAACTGGAACAGTTGATCCAGCAATTATAGATAGTGCTAGCATTACATTTGATGTAGATGCTGCTATATCTAACATTAGAATTGATAATTTAATTTTTAATATTGGTAGAGCATTTGATATAAAATATTATTCAAAGTATATATTTAGAAATACTGCTGGTACATATCTTTCAAGACCAACCAATAATGCTATAACTGTTTTGCTTGATAATGACGCTATTCAAATATTTTTACTTGAATCTTTAATAGCTTGTGCTCATCAAATGGAAGGTGAAGATAGTAGTTTTGATATAAATTGGGCTGAAAAAGAGTTATATGGAGTTGGAACTAAGCCCGGATTATATAAAAAATATAAAGCAGAGAATCCAACAATGAGTAAAAAAGCAATTTCTAAATATGGTTCGTCCCCTTTTAGTAATAGTTATTTACATTAATTATGAATAATTTTTCATTAGCTGAAGAAACACTTGGTTATCAAACATCAACAGATCCATCTATAACAGATAATCGTTTACTAATTGATGGTAGTAAAAATGTTTTAATAGATTACCAAAATAAAGTTAAAATAAGATCTGGTTATTATAGATTGGGAGACGCTAATGCTTCACTTACACAAATTAGAAATGCTTGGTCTTGGAATACATCTACTGGTTTTAAAGCACCTCTTAGATTCTATGATGATGAATTAGAAATATACCTAGGAACTGTTGACACCATAGAAATTAATGCTTGGACTAGAGTATCTAATGGTTGGTCAACTACTGAATTAATGAGAGCAACCACTTGGTTTGATACTACTGAAAATATAGATCTTTTTTTAATAGTCATAGGTGATGATAATATTTATGAATGGAGTGGGGCTGTAGCAGTAGTTGGTAGTGTAACTGTTGATACTATTACTAAAGCAGGTACTAGTACTTTTGGTCAAAATCGTTTTTATGCTACTCGTGATATGACTTTAGTTAATGTTAGGACTGGAACTGAATTTGCTTATACTGCTGGTGTTGATACCACTACCTTGACTGGAGTTACTGGTTCACCTATTACCGATGGTATGATTGCTGGTGATATATTGGTTCAAAAAATAGTAACTAATAGCAATACACCATCAGCTGATAGAAATAATGATACTATTTATGTATTTGAAAACCAAGCAGTAGTTGGTAGCAATGACGATGAAGAGGTTTATATATCAGCAAATGATAATTTTACAGATTATACATTTAGTTCACCAAGAGTATCTGGTGAAGGAGCTTTGCTTACTTTATCAGATCCAACTCGTGCTATAGCATCAATAGGTTCTATTTTAACAATATTTTCAGGCAATTCTACGGCATTTAAAGTAGAGTTTGAACAAGTAGCAATTACTACCACTTTAGCAGAGACTTTAAAAATTAAAAAATTAGATACTGGTGAGAATCAAGGAGCATTATCGCAAGAAGCAGTTTTAGAAATTGGTGATTCTGTTGCTTACTTATCTAATGAAGTAGCTTTAAGAATTGTAAGTAATCCTGATAATCTAGCTGGACTTAATCCTAAAACACTTTCTAATCCAATTAAACCAGATTTTGATGCTGAAGATTGGTATAATGGAACTATACCTGATGTTTATATATCTTGGTACAAGAATATGATTTTAATATCAGTCCCACAAACCTCACACGTTTATATGTTAAATTACATTGAAGATGCTAATGGCAAATTAAAACGTTATTGGAATCCACCATCAGTTTTACCAGTAGGGGCAATGACTGCGTTTGATGTTGGTGATGGCAAGGGTGAACAATTATACGGTCATTCTAATGCTGTACCTGAAACTTATTTAATGTTTTATGGGCAAAGTGATGGACAATATTACAATATGCCCGTTGCTAACAAACTGCCTATAGATGCTAAAGCAGTATTTGCTTATAATAATTTTAAAAAACCAGCTAATTTAAAAAATTTTGATGAATACTATGTTAAAGGAGAAATAACTCCCAATACTACTGATTTAATATGTACTTTAGATTATGATTATGGTGGTTATATTCAATCTATTGAATTAACTATTAATGGTAGTGATGAAGATATTTTAGAAGGTAATATAGGTTTTAATTCATTGGCTCAACAATCATTAGCTATTAATCCTTTAGGTGGTTTATTAAATCCACCAGAAAATGCTCGTAGATTTTCAGCTATATTGGAAGTAGCTAAAGAAGATTTTTTTGAAATATCGCCTATTTTTTCAACTAATAATGTAGATAGATATTGGGCAATATTATACCACGGTGCGAATTATCAAATATCTAAACGCAAACCGATAAATAAGAAAAAATAGTTACTTTAAATAAATATAAATTAATATAAAATAATATGAAAAAAATAATCTTACAATCATTAATAGCATCTGTAGTAACAATTTTGATTATTATAGGTGGTGTTCAAGCTAAACAATTATGGGAGTATGGTTTAACGCACTCTGAGAGGTCAGAAATGGCTCTAAGAGCAGGTATTATAGCTAATTTAAGTGATTATAAGCCTTTTGATAATTTTGATCAAAATATGGCAATTTTGAATTATATTCAAGGTCAAGAAGAGTTAAATAATCAAGAACTTGGTTCTTCAGTTAAACCCATAGCAGGCTCAACTTATAATTTAGCAGGTTCTGGCTTATCATCATCAGATACTTCTTTAACTTTACAAAATTTAACTATCCCTCAAAATGGTTATAAGATTCAAGATAGTGATTTGTCTGATACTTTTTATATAACATTAGAACCTGGTAGTAAATCACGCCAAGAAATTGTTTCTTGTACTACAGTGGTTCAAAATTCTGGTGGTACTGCTACTTTATCTAGTTGTATCCGTGGTTTATCACCAGTTACTCCTTATACAGCAAGTTCAACATTACAATTTTCTCACGCTGGTGGTTCACAAGTAATATTTTCTGATCCACCACAATTATTTGAACAATTTGCTGCTAAAGATAATGATCAAGAAATTACCGGTTTATGGGTATTTGATAGATACCCAGTAGCAACTTCAACTTTAAGTACAGCTACTACTACTTATCAATTTGTTACGAAGCAATATGCTGATAATATAGCTAATCAAGGTGCTGCTACTTCAACGGCTGATGTAGCTGGTATTGTAAGAGAAGCCACTAAATTACAAGTTTCAGAAGGGACTGATTTAGGTATTGATGATCCAATATTTATTCCAGCTAAATTTGGTACTTCTACTCCTTATGTTGCTACGAGTACTGTTGTAATTACAGAATCGGACGGTAAATTAAATCAATTATTTATAGATTTAACTGAAGATTATACTTGGACTGGTTTACATACTTATAGTGCTACTACTACTTTTAGTGCTACTACTACTTTGGCGACGACTACTATTAATGGTAATGTCAACTTAACAAAAGATTTTCAAATCGCCGACGGACAGACAGCTACCTTATCGAGTAATACGATTATAGGAGCTACTTCAACTGCCCCTTTGATAAATGGTCAAGCGACTACGCTTCATACCCACGATTATAGTTTATTTAATGGCATAAAATCCGCCACCCCTGCAAAAACATATTACAATTTTAGCATTCCTTTAATAACTGGTATTTGGACTTCTACTACCTTAACTCCGTCATATAGAGGCTCTTTTGTTGATAATAACGCTTCTGGTGGGGCTTTAATTACTGTAGACGCGATTTTTTTAGAGGATGATGGAACAACTTTAAATTGGAGTGATGATAAAACAGTTATTGTTGAATTTGGGGTTAAAGTTTCTTCGTTTGGGTCTGAACAAATGTCTTGGGGGCTTGGTAGATCATCAACACCTAGCGACTGGACTAATTATGGTATTAACCAACAATTAGTAAGATTTTCTGTTGATGCTTTAGGTAATTTATACGCTAATACAGCGAATAGTACGGGACACACTACAGCGGCTATTACTGGAATTGTGGGGGGAATAAATAATCTTAATACTTATCTGATTGAGTGGAACCCAGCGGTTAATGCTAAATTTTATGTTAATGGAATTTTAAAACAAACTTTAACTACTACTTTGCCAAATGATAATAGCGGGATAGCTTTTGGCATAGGTTCATATGGCGGTAATAATTATGTAGATATTTTAACAATTCCTTACTTTGCTATTGAAAAATAATCTTTTCCCTCAACTCATTACATTTTGTAACGGCTTGCGATAAAGATATTAAATATTAAAATAAAATAAAGATATGCCAGACGAAGAACTAAATCAGGACATAATAGACGCTATTTATGCTAATCAAGCAGCTGGTGTTGGTTTTTCTACTGATTCGCCAGAAGCTCA